GAGCGCGAAGGCGAAGGTAAAGGGTTGAGCGACGCCGAACGGTCTGCGCAGGAAGCGTCCATCCCCAAGCCACGTAACGTCGCAAAGGCCGAGCCTGCGAAAGAGCCTGCAAAAGGGGCTTCCTCACCCGCGCCTTCCAAGCGGGCCGAGATCCCCGGGAATCCAAACCTGCGTGGCCCATCAGGGTCTTTTGAAGGCAGTACAGACATGGGAGAGACGGAAAGAAACATTAGAAATCTGATGATGGCGGCAACAGGCCCTCTTGGTCGTGCCGTAGGCGCAGCGCCAAGGGTAGCCACCGCAGCAAAGACCGCTTTGGAAACGGCCAAAGGAGTGTCTGCGCCTGCAAGATATGCCTTGAAAGAGGGTATTGAAGTTGCAAAGTCGAAGGGTCTTAAAGAGGGTCTGGAGACGGCAAAATCTACCTACCGTGGCATGAAGAACAGGTTTGAGCGCAAACAGGCAAAAGAAGCCGGTGAGCGCAAGACCGCCGAAGCGATGGAGCGGGATAAGCCTATTTTGCAGAACCGCCCCGGCGACTCCAAAGCCAAACGCCTGCGTAGGGCCAGAAAGGGCGAGGACGATACGTTCAATATGGAAGGGACGTTTGGAACGCCTTTCAGTCGTGGTGGCGCTACAAAATCATCCGCTTCCAAAAGAGCAGACGGTTGCGCCGTTCGTGGCAAGACTCGCGGAAGGATGTATTGATATGAAATCCAGTCGTGGGATGGGTAAAGTCGCTGCTTCCAAAAAGCCAAAGCGTAAGTCTCGTTACGCCGAGGCAGGCGAAGTTGAAGAACCCGATTTGTCTTATTACGGCGAAGCAGAGCCAACTCCACCAAGGGAAGTTGATCCAGAATTGTTGAGGGACTTGTCGCCAAGCCGCCCATCGTATGACACTACTGTCGGTGGTTCAGGGCGGCCTTCTGCGTTCCCTACTTTGCCCTCCCGCAGTCTTTCTGGCGACATAGCAAGCGCGATCAAAGACGTTAGATCTTTTCTTCCTTCAGAACTTTCTAATCTTCGAGTCGGTCGTGGCGGGGTAGGTTACGAATTTAATCTAGGGGACAATCAAACCATCACTCCAACAATTGGTAAAGACCGTGTTGGGGTTACGTACAAGATGGGGTTTAGCAAAGGCGGCAAAGTCAAGTCTGCTTCTAAACGAGGACGGCTGCGCCCAACGCGGCAAGACTCGCGGAAAGATGTACTGACATGATGGCAAGTCGCGGTATGGGGGCCATCAACCCCGCAAAGATGCCCAAGGCCAAGGTCAAGAAGCGCCGTGACAACACGGACTTCAGCCAATACGCCGAGGGCGGACAGACCAAGTCCCGTGTAAACGAGGCAGGTGTTTACACCAAGCCCGGGATGCGCAAGTCTCTGTTTGAGTCCATCAAGTCTCAGGCGGTGCAAGGCACTGCGGCAGGCCAGTGGTCAGCCCGCAAGGCGCAACTTCTTGCAAAGAAGTACAAGGAGCGCGGCGGGGGCTACAAATGAAAAACCCGCAGCAGTCACTCAAAGACTGGACTGCCCAAAAGTGGAGGACGAAGAGTGGTAAACGATCTTCTGACACGGGTGAAAGATACCTTCCAGAGGCTGCGATCAAAAGTCTCAGCCCTTCTGAGTACGCTGCGACAACGCGTGCAAAGCGTGCTGGGAAAAAAGCCGGAAAGCAATTCGTAGCGCAGCCCAAGGGCATTGCCAAGAAGACTGCGAGATTTAGATGACCACATCTGGCGTAGCCAATTTCAACCTCGATCTCAATGAGATCGTCGAGGAGGCGTTTGAACGTGCTGGTTCTGAACTTCGTTCGGGATATGACATTCGGACTGCTCGCCGTAGCCTTAATCTGCTGTTTGCTGATTGGGCTAATCGTGGCATCAATATGTGGACTTTTGAGCAAGACCTTATCACTCTTGCTACAGGCCAGCCAACATATGCTCTACCGGATGACACGGTAGACCTGTTGGAGCATGTGATTCGTACGAGCCCGGGGCAGACCAACAATCAGGCCGACCTGACCATCACCCGGATCAGTGTTTCTACTTATGCCACGATCCCCAACAAGTTGATCCAAGGGCGTCCGATTCAGGTTTACATCCAACGCCTGTCGGGGCAGAACTCCTTACTCCCGGGGCAGGTGCAGGCAACGTTCAACTCTGCCGCCACTCAAATCCCAATTACTTCTTTGTCTGGCGTGCCCAACGCCGGGTTCGTGACCATCGGGTCGGAGTTGATCTTCTACAACGAGTATCAAGAAGCGTCTGGGGGTAATCCCGCACTCTTGCTGAACTGCGCTCGTGGGCAGGGTGGGACGACTGCGGCGTCGCATTCGACCAATGATCCGATCTACCTGACCCAGAAGAACTCCATCACGGTCTGGCCCACCCCGAATCCCGGTCAAACCTACCAGTTTGTGTACTGGAGGCTGCGCCGGATGCAGGATGCGACCAACTCGGGCATCAAGAACTTTGATGTGCCGTTCCGGTTTTTGCCCTGTCTGGCGGCTGGGCTGGCGTATTACCTTGCGCTAAAAATCCCCGGTGCAGCCGAACGGCTTCCGCTCCTTAAAGAGCAGTATGACGAGGCGTGGCAGTTGGCTGCGGACGAGGATCGGGAAAAAGCCGCGATTCGGTTGGTGCCACGGCCCATGTTCTTGGGTGGCGGAGGGATTTAAGTGGGCAACAGATTCGCATCAGGCAAGAACGCGATTGCCCAGTGCGACCGCTGTGACTTCCGATTCAAACTCAAGCAACTCCGCAAGGAGATCATTAAGACCAAAACGTACAACCTCTTGGTCTGCCCCCAGTGTTGGGATCCTGATCACCCGCAGTTGCAGTTGGGGATGTACCCGGTCGATGACCCACAAGGATTGCGTGACCCCCGCCCGGACAGGAGTTATACCCAGTCAGGGAATACCGGGTTGCAGTTGACCAATACCACCGCGACAACCAAGGACGGGGTTGGATTGCCTTCTGAGGGCAGCCGAGACTTCCAGTGGGGCTGGAATCCTGTTGGCGGGGCAAGAGCAAACGACGCAGGTTTGACGCCAAATTACTTGGTATTAAACGTGCAAATTGGTACAGTGACGATTGTGGCGACATAGGAGCAAAACATGGACGCGAAAAAGGCGGTTCGTAAGCACGAGCAAAATATGCACCCGGGCAAGAAGCCCACCTTTGCCAAGGGTGGCAAGACCAACGAACAGATGCGTAAGTTGGGCCGCAACCTCGCCAAGGTTGCCAACCAGAAGAAATCTTCCTTCACGTACAAGAAGGGCGCTTAACATGCCGAAGTTCAGCAAAAAGGTTATGGGCAAGGAAGTCGGCTCTGCCGAGGTCTACGCCGAACCGCACACCATGAAGGGCGGCAAGATTGCTCTTGGTAACGGTACGCAAGCCGAGCCCACCAAAGCCAACCGTGTAAACATGTCCGTTGGTAATGTCAATCGGGATGGGTATGACCCCGCACCCAAGACCACTGGCATCAAAACCCGTGGCAACGGATGCGCTGTGAAGGGCACGATGGCTAGGGGGCCGATGGCGTGAACTACGCTGCGTTGCAGGCGGCAATCATCGCCTACACCGAGAACACGAGCACGGACTTTGCGGCTCAGATCCCTGTCTTTGTCACGCAAGCAGAGCAGCGCATCTACAACTCCGTGCAGTTTCCATCGTTGCGTAAAAACGTGACGGGCGTAACCACGACCAATAACAAGTACCTTCAGTGCCCAGCGGATTTTCTTGCTGTGTACTCAATGGCGGCGATCGACGCAACAGGGGCGTACGAGTACTTGCTCAACAAGGATGTGAACTTCATCCGGCAGTCGTACCCCAACCCTACAGAAGACAAGGCGATCCCAAGGTACTACGCCTTGTTTGGCCCTCGTTCAGACGACGAGAAAGAACTTAGTTTTTTACTGGGCCCAACGCCTGACGCGTCGTACACCATTGAGTTGCACTATTACTACTACCCGGAGTCAATCACCACGGCCGCCAGCGGCAGGACTTGGTTGGGAGACAACTTTGACACGGTGCTGCTTTACGGCTCTTTGGTTGAGGCGTACACCTACATGAAGGGTGAGCAAGACATGATGACTTTGTACGATGGCAAGTACAAAGAAGCACTCGCTATGGCAAAGCGTCTGGGGGATGGTATGGAACGCCAAGACGCTTACAGGTCTGGCCAGTATCGACAGCCGGTGACTTGATATGCCGATCCAACAAGGTGCTACTAATGCGTTCAAGGTTGGGCTTGCCACTGGCACGTTCAACTTTGGCACTGACACATTCAAGATCGCGCTCTACACCGGCGCTGCTGACATTGGCCCTACCACCGGGGCGTATACCACCCTCAACGAGATCACGGGGACTGGGTACGTTGCTGGAGGGGAGACGCTTACTGTAGATGTTGCCCCTACCACAGGTAATGTTCCGTCCGATACGATCGCGTACTTGTCTTTTAGTAACGTGACTTGGAGTCCTGCGGCGTTTACCTGCCGTGGGGCGATCATCTATAGGTACGACGGAAGCACAAACCCCTCCGTTTGCATATTGGACTTTGGGGCAGACAAGACCTGTACCACTTCGTTTCAAGTCCAATTCCCGACCCCCAACAATACCAGCGCGATCATTCGCATCGAATAGGAGCCATCATGTCCATTGAAAAAGCCAAGGCCACTGACATCGCCGCTGGCGGTCTTATTGCCGGAACTAAAACATCTGAGGGTGCCAAAGCCACCGGCAGGTACGTTGTCGAGTGCTTCGACAAGGACGGCAATTTGAAGTGGGTTGCCGAGACGCCCAACCTCGTGGTCAATGTGGGCCTTCAGTACATGGCGGGTGTGGCGCTGACCTCTACTGCGCAAAGCACCACTTGGTATCTCGGCCTGTACGGCGCGGCTTCCTCAAACAATCCCGCTGCCGGTGACACGATGGCTACCCACGGCGGATGGACGGAGGTTACGGACTACAGCGAAGCCAACCGCCCGACCGCTTCTTTTGCTGCGGCAACCAACGCCAACCCTTCTGTGGTGACCAACACCGCAAGCAAGGCAGTCTTTACGATCAACAACACAACGGTTGTGGGTGGGGCGTTTCTGACCTCCAACAATACCAAGGGCGGATCGACGGGTACGCTGTTCTCGGCGGCCGACTTTCAGTCCCCCGGTGATCGGTCGGTTGTCAGCGGCGACATTCTGAATGTGACCTACACCTTCAGCCTGTCTGCTTGATTTTCTAAGGGCCAAATATGGCTTTTGTACTGGCGGATCGGGTTCAGGAGACGACCACAACCACGGGCACAGGCACCATCACTCTAGCGGGGCCGGTGTCCGGGTTTCAGGGTTTCTCTGCCGTTGGTGACGGGAACTCGACCTACTACACCATCTCAAACACTGCTGCGGCGGAGTGGGAGGTGGGCATTGGCACCTACACGGCCAGTGGCACAACCCTGAGTCGCACGACGGTCATCTCGTCCAGCAACGGGGGCAATGCCGTAGATTTCAGCGCGGGCACTAAGAACGTCTTCTGCACCTCCCCCGCAAGCAGGTCAGTCCTTGAGTCTGACACCGGATACATCTATGCCGGTCTGCCAAGCACCAATACGGGCTTGGTGCCGATGCCGTATGTCTACAGGCTCAACAGTGCAGTTGTTGGGGCCAACGTCAATACCGCCCAAAAAATCTTTGGTGTGGGCGTTACTCTGGCGAGCAACACAGTCTACGCATTTGAGATTCGCGCCACATTTCTCAAGACGGCAGGGGTCACTAGCCACACCATAGGGTTTAGTTTTGGTGGTACGGCCACGGTGAACAACATCATCAACCACATCCGTGGTTTGTTCTTTGCCGGTAGCGTCAACACATTCATGTCGTCTACCAACTACCAAGCAAACATTGCCACCGTCACGACCAATGTGACC